CTTCGTCAAGTTTGAAACCGAAGTATCTCTCGAAAGCATACGCAATTTTATTAATAATTGGTAGTATGGTTTCTAAATAATATAATCGATGGTTAGGTCTTAAATTTGCATTATTACCACTATCCATCAATATTGGTGGAACACCTATAGCTTTAAGAATTATCTTTTCATTTGAAGCTATTCCTTCTTGAAAGTCTAATTCCTTAAAGTTAATTTCCGTTAAGTCTTCAACCTCTAAACCACCGTCTAAAAACAATGGCCTTCTACCTCCAGACTGGGGATTGTATCTAGCAACCCAAGCCTGTAACATTCTTTCTTTGATTTTCTCAGAAAGAGTGTTAGGTGATTTTAATACCAATCCTGGTATTGCTCCATTTTTAAAGAAGTTATCCTGGAATTTTCTCATGCTTGAAAGTAACTGCATAGTTCTTAAAGCAGGTTTTAATCTAGGAACTCCTCTATAAATAGAGTTAAAACTGTTTTCTTTTATATGTATAATTTCTGATGGACTGTAATCTATTGAGTGGTCATATGTATATTTTTCAACATATTGTTTATCATCACTATAGATTGTAACATGGTCTGCTGGAAGATGGTACAGATGTGCACCATCGAAATAAACAAAGATGTTACCATCAATCATAAAGTCTACTAAAAGATTTCTTTTAAATGTGCTTATGTCTTGAAATGGATTCGGTTCTTTGTTCATTAATAAGTCTACTCGTGTTCTTCGTAGATCTTTCTTAATAGGTGTTATACCCTGAATCTTTTCTCCCACATCGAATGGTATCTCAGCAGCGTCATCCACTATCATGTTGACTGCCCTGTTTACTATTTCTAATGTTTCGTAGGCATTTCGATAGTTGAGAACATTCTCTCTACTATCAATCGTGAGACCCTCGTCCCTTGATATTACGTATTGAGCAGGATTTTGTTTTTCTTCTGTCCTACCCAAAAATCTATCGTACCATGCCATATTTATTCCTTTGTATCTCGACCCAGCGTTGTTGTTTCTTTGCTGTTATTAGCTTAGGTCTTTTTCCGTATATGTTATGCAATCTTAGGTGATGCATATGACATAATGTAACAGCTTGTTTATAAACTTTATCTTCGTTTTCTTTTATAAATACTTCACGAAGTTCTAGTATCTCTTCTTCGGTTTCAACCGTGATGTCTTTATTTTTCATCCACGATTCTAGTAACTCAGTTAATCCATAAAAATGATGAAAGTCCAGATTCTCCGTACTTCCACAGATGTAACATTCCGCCTCTTTCTTATATTTCGACTTGGCTTTGTCACGAACATACTTAACTAAATCTCTTTTTAAAGTCATAAACCTACTTGTATATTAGAATTTTAACAAATTTTATAGCTCATGTCAAGAACTATTTTTTCAAGGAGTTATTAAAAGGTAGTGGCATGTGTCTCAAACGAGTAGAGTGCATATCGAATCGCATCAGCCATGTGAGAGGCATAGCTATGTTTAGGTTTTTCTTTCATCAAATTAGGATTTGGGTCCCACTGATATTGGTCTAAACTTAACAATGACTCAGTGCAAGATTGATGTACAGTTAACTTATCATTATCTACAATACCAGCTACATAACCTATACCATCTAGTACTGATTTCTTAGCATTAATAGTAGTAATGTCATAGTTTTGTGCAAAGTCAAATCTTGTTTGTTGAGCTGCAGAATCTATATAAATGTAATCAATATTCCATTTATGGATTAGTTTTCTTATTTCTACTGCGTGTTGTTCTGTTGTTCTTTCACTGTTTAAATATTCGTCTAGTAAATAAAACTTGTCATCGTTCCAATCGTATGCCATGACACAGAAAGCAGTAGGGTCCTTGTAACCTACGTCCATTCCTGCGAATATATCCATTCTTTTTGTATCTATTTCTGATAAATCTGCTACACACTCTTGATGATTAAATGCCCAGACTTGTCCTTCGAAGACATTAAAGTCAGCCATGTATTCTTGATTGAACTCAGCTTCAGACATAGTCTTTTTAGCTTCTTCAATATCGGTATCAGATATACGAGGATTTTCATGATAGGTTGCTCTAACTGAACACCATTCTGGATACTCTCCTGAAAAGCCTCTGTTCCAGAACTCAGCAAACCAATTATTTCTACCCCTTGGAGTAGATATAAATAGTGCTTTTGAGTTTTCTTTATCTAGTGTAGGTCTTAGTGCTACATTGAACGCATCTCTGCCATCCACAAGTGCTGCCTCGTCAAAGATAATTAAATCATAACTTCTACCAACTACTGAATCAACCTGATTGATTGAACCCATACGAATAGTAGAATGATTACTTAATTCAATAACTTTATCTTTTGCATTATCTCTCAATACTTCTAAGTCAAAATGTTTTATCAGTTGTCTTTGTAAGTCAAAAGATATTTGTGATAATGAGTAGTTAGGTGACATTAAAAGTACATTACAATTGGGTACTAAAGTGACTAACTGACCTATAATATTTGCAATATAAGTTTTACCCTGTCTACGAGAGACAGCGGCGCATATAAAACGATATTTAGGATTATTAATTGCATTGATTATTGCATTTTGAGAACTATTAGGTGTGATACCTAATAAGTCAAGATACCCTTCCATAGGTAACTTTATAAACCTGGCTTGTTCTTGATAAGACATCAGGCTATCGGAGATTACATCTTTTCTACTAACTTCTATCAATGTATTTTCTCGTTAAAAAATAAATCTGAATCCTCATCAAGAAACCCGAGTTCTTGTGCCTTGTGGTATAGATAGCAGTAAGACGCAACGATGTGCTTCATATTTTTCTCAGCTGTTGATAAATCTCTTTCTCCTTCCCTGTTAACTAATGTTGTTAGGAAGCCCTCTGAGTGAGTCATAGCTTCATCTAGCCATAACTTTTGTCCACTTACTTCTTGCATTATCTTCTCCTTTTTATACCTTTAACATGCTTCTGAGACCTAGGTGGTCTTTTACTAGAACCGCCCTTTCCTGCCCAGAAGACTTTATTTGCCCAGTAAGCTGCAGAAGATTTACCTTTACGAATATTTCTACCGTGTCTAGCTTTAAAACTCTTCCTTGCTGCTGCGCTATAATTATGACCCATGCCTTGCGCTCCGAATCTAATTATCTTTATTTTACCACCAACCCTTACAGCTACTACAGCTTTCTTGGTTTTGTGTTTGGGTGTTCTTTTTGGTTTGTTCAAACCTGAGAGTCCAACCCGTTTTAATCTTGCTTTTTCTGCTTTACTTAGTGCCATTATAATGGTGAGTGCATTTTTACAGTCTTAAACTGATGATACAGCGAAGACCCTTGATGCTTTTTATACTTGCCCTTATGTTTCATTAAACGAACTCCCGATTTGGTCTTCATCCAATGAAATCCTTTAGGCGCTTTTACTTTTTTCATTCAAAGTTCCAAAATACCATAGAGTATCTAGTACCTTTTGTTACTTCTTTAACTCCATGCTTAGGTCTGGGTCTAAATCCTGGAATACCAGATTGTGGCATTTGAATTACTGACCCTATCTTTTGTTTTATTTCTGTTCCATTTACTGTAAACTCTCCACCTTCATAATCATCATTTAGTGGTATTACCATCAAGTCTTTTGCTCTTTGATTAGTATTTGGTTTCCAATAATTACTTTGGCACATCCATAGACTATCTCTATGTTCTTCAACGAAGTCTCCTTCGTCATACTTCATAACTTTACATCTGTAAACAGGAAGTCCATCCCATTCTGTAATATAATCAGTAGCTGACTGAGATACTTGTCTAATTTTATAACCTTCAGGGTCAATCTCAGTATTAGCATCTAACTGTTCTTTACTGAAAGTTTTCTCTGGTCTAGAGGTATCATTAATTATTTTATCTCTTTCCCAAGTATGAAAACTATTTATTATATTTTGACATTGTTCTTTTGTCAAAAAATTATCTGTGACCCTAATCATTATTATCTACCTCTTCTTGGTAATATTCTTCCTGAAGTTTTCTTTCCGAATCTAGCTGCTTTTGGTCTAAGAGTCTTGCCATATCTTGGTCCGACTGCTTTAGGTGCTGCTGCATATCTGAAAGCTTCATAGCTACCTGCATTTTTACTGTTTACAACAGTTCCAGCTGCAGAGTTCATATCTCTTGTTATACCCCTTTTGAGTACATGTTTTCGAATCTTCTGTGTATTATGAATACCAGTTGGTCCGCTTAAAAACTTAGCCATTTAGTTCTCCTTTTAACAACTCTAGTTGTTTCCTCTGAAAGTTACACTTACGCATTGTTGCGTAGTCTTTCAATTTACTTAATTTTTGTAGATATTTTCGTTGCTCGTATATTCTTACTGCTAACTTTCTTTCAATCCCACTCAGCTCATTCGAAACTTCGAATTTTTCTTTGAGTTGGCTTCTTATCATTATCTACTCCTTTTTTTCTTTCTACCTCTTTTTACAAAAGTGGAAACATTACGAGGTTTTCCACCTGGATTACCTGCTTTTCTTTTTCTTGTAACTGCTGACCTTATCTGAGACTTAGTCATTCTAGCGGCTTTGCTAGCAGGAACACATTTAGGATATCCTCTTTTACTTTTTCTTGCTGACTTACGACCACAAGGCATATAGCCTCCGCCTTTTCTCTTACGAGAGATGTCAACCCATCCTTCTTTGAACCATTTAGTTAGTCCACCTTTTGGTTTAGCCATTACTTCCTTCTCTTACGACCAGTACCCATTCGATACCGACCACCTTTGGCTTTGTAAGTTCTTACTAGCCAACCGTTAGCATAAGCTGATGGATATACCTTAAATTTTCTCTTTGCTTGGGCTTTTATCCTAGCGTAGAGACTTGGATTTGTTGGTACAGGTCTCTTTTTAGCGGCTTTTCTTTTTCTTCTTTTTGCCATTTCGTTTCTTATATCCAGAAGCATAAACT